CTTGGAGGTTCGAGATCTCAAAAAGCAGATCTGACGCAGGATGCCCTGTCATCTCATGCTGAGAGCCAGGCGCAACCTGGACCCCATCAACACAATAGACCGCATCTCCACTTGATGGTCGATTATTTATCACCGTGATTTTCATTCAATACCTCCATGTTTCCCCTGTCAAAAAGACACAACCAGACACGGGAGACGCCCGCATCTGGTCACATCAGCCTTCAACTAAGGAAGATTCGTCACCGTGATCAGACCATAGAAATCTGGATTGACCACCTTCTTTGTGTACCTCGTCCTCATCCCCTTCCTGATGCTGAAGTCCGCAGGATCCAGAAATGATGACGTCATTTCCAGAGGAACATAAGGAGCATATATAACTCCAGAGTCCGTAAACAAAGTCCCCTTCAGACCTACAAGGATCTTCCCAGCAGGGAAATATGGATCGATGATGACAATCCACTTGCTCTGCAAGAAACCCATCGGATACACGCCGTACCCGGTAGGCGACTGAGGAAGTGGAAAGGCTGGACGGCCCGTCACACCCTGACCTGCCGGTGGAGTCGGAGGGTTGTCCAAAACCCTTACAAGATCACCATGGGTTGCCAAAGCCGCGAAAACAGGCTGCACGTCTGGACCAGTGACGAGAAAGTTCCCAGGCCCCCTATGGGTCCTAGTGTTGATCTCGCCAGACACCTTCTCGACAACCGTAGTAATGTTGCGGAAGTGATCCACCTGATTCCGTCCAGGAGGTACAGCAGCGTCAAACGTACCCGTATTGGTCGTTCCACTGCCATAGGCAGCCATGATCAGTTCTCGGTCGATACCAAGGGCAATCTCGCTCGCTACACCAGACGTCAACTCGGGCTCAATGTCCATATTCAGGACAGCCCGCATATCGTCTGCAGCCTCACTGCTCCACAGCACCTTCAGTTTTCTGGCATGAGCTTGCACAGCCTCCAAGGTGATGTTGATGTTCACCTGTGGGACATTGTCGGCCGCTGCTTCCATGTTGTAGAAGTAGTTAGCCTTCACAGCTGTGACGTCTTCACTGAAAGTAATGCTATAAGCACCTGTCGCATAAGTAATAGTAGACGCAGCTCCAGTATCACCGGAAAGAGTTCCGCTGCCATCACTGTCGGTAATGGTCTTAGTAGAACTGTCACTCACTGCTGTACCCGTGAACTCAATACCTGCCTGACCCAGACCGTAGGCCTTTACTGGCTTCCACGCCAAAGTCCCAGAGTATGCATCCGTTGGACCAGCACCTATCACCTCCTGATCGATGTACTCCGAAGAATAATGACGATCAAAGTTCTGGATCATATTGGCACCAGCCGCAACAGTGCCCTTGGTGGTGCCATACTGATACTCCCAAAAGAAAATACCGCCAACAGGACTGTTCATCGGCTGGATTGAGAATAGACCATTAGCAATGAGGTTCGCCCACACTCTCCGCACAACCGGAAAGACAAACTTAACCAGATCTGGAACATTCTGTGCCAATGTCGACTCACGCAGGTACTGGTTTTTAATGTTATCGAGATGACGAAGTTCATTCTCGTAAAGCTGAGCCATGCACCGTTTCGTCCATGAATCCCAACCTGACTCCATCATGTCCGCCCACTTTGCCTGGAGCGCAACACTCAGGTTCTCATCGAGGATCGTCCCTTCCACATTGGACCTCGCGTCCTCACTCAGAAAATCTCTCGCTTCCATTTGTTTTCCTCCATTCGAGATTCAATCTCTGCACTGACCAACTACATCCGGTCAGCGCGTTCTTTCAGTTCGACCAATGGAACACCCATAATTTGACTGGACTCTATCAATGGTTTCGGACCACGCGACTTCATGCTCTTTGGCAATTCAGGACGCTTCAGACCTCTACGGATCTTCTTATAGTCCTCCGATAAAGGGTTTTTCCGATCATAAAGCTTCAAAAGCCTGTCAACATCTTTCTTCGTCCGAGGCGCTGCCTCAGAGATGTATGACCTGGCCTCTGCCGCCCGTGGATGTCTCCCAATCTTCTTTTCGAGATAGGCCTTCAGTCCAAGCTGCGAGCCAATGACAAGCGCCTGATCAAGGCTCTCCTGCATCTTGGCTTTCTGCTTCCGAAGTTTAGCTATCTCACCCTCAAGCTCAGCACGCTCTCTGTCTTCTTCCTCCAAGGCTTCCATAACTTCCGAAACAGCCTCCTTGAATTCATCAAACGTACTGTACCTCTTGACGTCTCCCAATAAGCTGACGATATGTTTTGCCTGGTCGGCATCACCAACTTCCCGTTCTAGGTACAAGTTATACCCAAGTTCTTTTGCAACACCAGACACCTCTTCCAATTCCTCACGAACCAAAAGAAGCTCTTCATCTTGCTCAGCAAGCTTGGACTCAAGTCCTGTAACCTTTTCTCTGAGGGCCGCGATTTCTTTATTCTCATCGCCCTCAAAAATATAGGGAGAAATCAACTCCTTGATCTGCTCAACAACCCCCATCGCACCAGCGACCTCTGGATCGTTTTGCAAATCTTCCTTTGCGTCCCTGACCGCTTCCTCTCGAATGGTTTTTCCTTCTTCCCGAAGCCTGTCTGTGAACTCCTCACGCAATGCCTCCCGTGCATGTTCCCGCGCTACCGGTTCAAGCTCCTTCATAAGCTCTTCCCTCAGCGCCTCTATCACATCCGGGTGCTTTTCTTTGACGTCTGTTAATGTCAGCATATTTTTCTCCTTGCCTTCCATCACGAAGTCAGGATGCGCACCAGCATTGGCCGGATCTGCAACGATGTCCCAAGTTACAAGTTTATAATCCTCTTGGACACGTTGCCTGCCATTTCTGTCTGGTATCGTAGTTCCAAATCCGCGACTACTGACCCCCAATGTTCCACCAGCCCTCGCTATAGCAAGCGCCTGGTCTCCATTAATAGTCCCTGGTATGAACTCTAAAGCCCCAAGTATCTCGTTATTCTCTTTGATGTCAGCATTGATTACAAAGTGACTAACTCTAGACAGTTTTGTCTTACCGTCACCAGGGTGGTCAAGTTCACCATATACTTTCTTGGCCTTCATGCCTTCCAAAAGCTTGGCGATCTCCCGCTCCATGACAGTACGAGGATAATATCGGCCATTGGCAGTATCCTCTTCGACAAGACCCAATCGACCCTTGAGATATGGGCGCTTGCCCTCCTCCCCCTCAACAAGCATCCCAGGATCTACTTTAAGTTCAAAATGGTCCTCCAATAACTCCATTCCATCTGGAATATCATCAAACAGAACTGTATCGTTCTCATCTAACTGGTGCGCACCGCAAACTTTCATGACGTCACCCGGCCCTCTTGCTCGCTGCAGCCCTGGCCCTCTTTGCACCAACGTTTTTCCGAAGGCTCTTCCCCTTTTTGCTGGCATTGCCCTTCGTAGGCTGCCCCGGCGCATAAACGCCACGTTTTACAAGGGCAAGGTATTTATAGAGAGCCTTTGGGTTCTCTACGTCCTTACGAGCCTTCAGTTTCCCAATAGTGATCTTCGACCCTTTTTGGGCCCACTGTGACTTGCCACCCACCTTTCGCATCCCTGGGCCGAGAAGCTTGCGGCCTGATTTCCTAGCCGGGCGCTTGGCGGTCCCACGCCCTCTAGCCTCTCTTAGCTCCTCGGCTGCGAGAAAAAAAGATTTTGTCCTGTCGCTAACATCGAAGTCAAATCCTTCACCAAGCTCTTCATCTTCCTCATCAAAGTCCAAGTCATCTTCTTCTTCATCCGAATCCTCCCCCTCGAAGAGACCGTACTGCTCCATGTACTCACCAACGCTTTCCATAGCATCTGCCAGGGTCTCCTCGAGCATGGCGTCTTCTTCTGACGTCAAAGAACCGTCCATATCCTCCATCTTTTTAAGGACCTTTTCGGCTGCCAGACTCAGATTCAAGACATCTTTGGCCGCATCTTCGTCTTCATCAACAAGATTCAAATACGATACCTCGCCAAGATCCGCAATATGATTGAAGGCTTCAACATATTCATTGAACCTTCCCTCGTCATCGTAATCAAGTGAACTCGCCAATTCACTGATGCTCTCCATCAAAGCTGACGTTGAATCACCTTCGCTGCCCTCCATCCGATAGCCCTTCCGAGGACCACCACGGGCCTTACTTCTCCTGCGATACTTCTTCTGCTTCATTTTTCCAGCAGAAGACTTAGACATGCGAAGCTTCTTCATCATGTATCGCTGGCCAGCCGCCGTCTTGAGCCACTTCTTCATTTTTCTTCGACGTTTCTTTCTGGTACCAACCTGTGCAAGCTTGACAAATCCTTCACCAAGGCCCTGCTCTTCAGCAATCTCGTCAAGGACGTCGTCCGACAACGACTCAATAAACGAATCAGAGGTCCCCTCCTCATCGTCTTCTCCACCTGCCATGTCACTCAGATAGGCGTCTTCCTCGAAGTCTTCGTTTTCGTCAGAAAACTCATCCTCAAGATCCATCTCGTCTTCATCCTTACCTTCCGTAAGGCTCGGAAAAGAACTATGGATCTCTCTGTCAGACAAGCCCATTCTGCGAAGGTCTTCCTCGAGCGTTCTCAATGTCATCTCTATTTCACCTCCATACAGCTTTCTTCAAACTGTCATCAGTTGACCTGCCATCTTTCGGACAAACCGATGTCCAAGATGCAAGTCACCATATGTTTTCGCTACACGATCAGCTACTTCAATCGCATAGTCGGAATAACCATTGTTCATTTTTGCCAAAGCGACAGAAACAGCCTCCATTATTGACTCGATATGAACAATAAAATCAGAACTCACAGACTCAAACTCAGCAAGAATTTTGTCTTCATCCAACGTTCTCGTTCTGTTCATTTTTTGATCGTATCTTTGCAATACAGCATCTGTCTCAGCATGCATCTTTCCAAGCCTGTTCATTATCGTGTTTAAAACATGTTCTCCACCAGTTGACTCAACCGTCACTGGCACATTAAACAAATTGCTATCCGCAGCGTAATCACGAATCCTATCTACACTCCCGCCTTCAAGCACATACTTTGTCCATATCCGGCTCCTGAAGAGAAGATCCATCTCCCTTTGCGCAGACTCCGCCGTTGGCTCTTCCATTTTGCTTGGCAAAGCCACGATGTCAGCAAGAGCACCTGCGACGCCATCCCCATTGTAAAATGCATTAATACCACTGGTGGCAAGAGTGTCTTCAGTCACTGTTGGGACATTTTCACGTTTAACAACATCGGTATCAAACAGCACTTTCTCATTATCCACAGAATATCTGCAAGTAAAGAACCCTTCGCCCTCTGTATATACAATCACCCTATCAGGGTGTGTCGCGAACAAATAAGTGTTCGGACCAAATGGACCATCACTTGCAGACACAGCCTCAGAAATTCTTTGGAGCTGCTCCTCATAAGAACCACTCGAAAGGACTTGCAAAGTCTTTGCTTCTACAATCGCACTGTTTTTTTCGCAAAACATGTTTTTCACCGTACACCTATCCACCATTACGAAGCGAAATCTAATTCATGTCAACAAAACGTAATGTTTAAAATGTGTTTTAGATGCACAATGTGCCATCTATGTGTACAACATGTGCTTGTGATGTGCAAAAAAATCAGGCAACTCTTCTGACTGTAAACAAAATCTCCCTCAATAAATGACCAGTCTCTCGAAGTTGTTTGCCAACATGGCTATTCGGGTCATTGATAGCTTTCCTAATTCTCTCCTCTATCTGCCGTTCATGCTCCCGATTGCCATCAAACAATTCTCGCTCAGAAATCATGCCAGGACGACCATAACCTGCAAATCCTCGCCTCCCACCCATTGGAACGATAACGTCCTCATACCGTCCACCACCTGTACCACCCATATCATTGGCCATTTTATTTTCATCTTTCTTTTGCTTCGTTATCTCCTGAATATCGTCCTCCGACATCCCATAAATATTCTTTAAAAGCCAATACTGAGAAACATGTCTCTCCATCATGGCCGCCAAATCCGCTCTGGCTCTTCTGACTTCCATTTGGCCAAGCTCAAAGATAGAAGATGGGACCGTCATTTTGACATCAAAATCAACTGCATCCGGGTCAATTTTACGAGCCGCCAGATCAACCTTTGCAACCTTGCGAAGACCATTCCGCACTTCCCTCTGGACACGCAATATAGTTCGTGCGAACCTGACATCCTCTTGGCTTAACGTGGCCTTCGATGGCATGTTCTCATCATATCCCATATAGGCACGAGGAACCTTTAACGCAGCATAAAGCTTATATAAAAAGTACTGGACGTCATCTACCTGTTGATATGAAGGTCCCATCAACGACTCTACCCGAGTACTTTCCCTCCCTTCCCTCATCGCCAGAAAGAAATCCTCATCCATTGATAAAGGAGAAAATCTAAGATCAAGCTTCCCTGTTTTTGGATTTACAAACTTCCGCTTCTTTAGTCGCTGCATAGTCTCCTGAAGAGCCCTCTCCCCCTCAGCTTTCCCGAGCTTCCCAATATCAACATAAAACGCATATCGACTAGGACTTCGAGTGTTGTGAACAACAACACCATCTGCCACAAAATTATGCTCCTCTGCTTTGACGCCAATATCCCAAATATCATCCTCTCCAACCAAGTCCACCGACTTTATTTCTTCAGAAATTGGTTGCCTATCAAAAGACCATGATAAGCAATATGACGCCCTATCCGGCAACGGAAAACCATTGTCAAGTATTACTCTGCCCCCCTCTCTTTCTCGGACAGATACTCTCGACACCCTAAACCCAAGTTGCATAACAAGGTTCCTGACGTCATGGACTAAGCCTTCATTACATAGCTCGATATTCATCCGGCCATGTTTTACTCTACTCCTCTCCTCACTGACACCACCATCTTCAGTCCAGCCATCAGCATCTAATAACCCCTGCAAAAAGGCATGCTTCACCGAACCTGATGCCCGAAATATCCACTCCGGAAATCGTTTATTATGAGCCCCGGGGATAAACCCATTCATGATCATGAACTCGTATGCTGGCCTTGAACTCACCGACATATTCCCTACACAATCATGCTTAGATCTTTTGTCTCTAACAAAAGCTGCCTTGCCAAAAAACTCTTCAAACAGTTCTTTGTATTCATTGTTGACTTCTGCTTTATCTCCCGCCGCAAAACCAACCTCTCTAACGAAGTATTCCCTCCCATTTTTCTTAAACAGTCGCTTTGACACGTAGCCATCACCTATCATGAACCCCCATAACCGCGCAAAGTCCTCTGT